ACACATAGGGGGACGCTATGGAAATGCCATTCCTGTACGACAAAAATGTCTACGGTGGCACCGAATATATGATTCGTACGTGGGAGCAGTTAGTGCTACCGCATATGGTCAATATGGAGAACTACCTTTGTATGGTGGCTCCAGGCATATCACTCGATGTGCCAGAGGTAATCAAGGATGGACGCCAGGTTATTCTCTGGCTCCACAATACGAAGGCTCAGTTCAATCCAGTCTACATAGAGAAGATTCTGGGCAATCCTGAGTTCGTCAAACGGATAGCCAAGATAGTGGTGCCATCTACGTGGCACAAGCTCTGGACATCCGAGGAACTAAACCTGCCACTCGACAAGTTTGTGGTCATACCGAATGCCATCTTCCCTTTGGAGTACATCCCACAGAAGTTCGAGAAGGTCAAGCAGGTCAGGCTCATCAACACCTCAAGCGCCTACCGAGGCTTGCACGTGCTGATGAACTCGCTCAAGTATGTCGATGCTGACTTCCGGTTGGAGTTCTACAACGACTACAACCCAGACCTACACTTTGAGGGAGACCAGAAGTACATCGACCCGAGGGTTAGGTTCTACTGGAAGACCCCGAAGCGGACCCTGATGGAGGCGGTAGAGGAAGCACACATCTTTGCCTATCCATCCACCTACCTCGAGACCTTCTGCCTATCACTGGCTGAGTCGATGAGCGCAGGGAACCTGACGGTCCACCCTGAGCTGGGTGCGCTACCGGAGGTTGCCAATGGGTTTGGTCTGAGCTATGACTATCTGGATAATCCAGACGAACACTCGCAGTTATTTGCGGGCAAACTGACAGAAGCTATAGATAAAATTTATAATGGAGACTGGAACCCTGAAGCACAGGTTTCCTACATCAATGAAGCATTCTCTTGGGAGACTATCACTGCCAAGTGGATTGAGTTCGACAAACAACTGGGGGCATAAATGATTCAGAAGAATGAAACCGTCGCTATTGGCTGGTGTGACGGGGGACTAACAGATGGCAAGTTTACCGAAGGTTTGATGGCTGCAGTTATTGCAGGTCCTGGCAATGGTATGCCAATTCATACCAGTATCCGAGTACAAGGCAACCAGATTGGCAGACAACGCCAAGTGCTCTTTGACTACTGGGCAGACAAAATGAAAACAGATTGGCTCTTGTGGGTGGACTCAGACATTGTTCTAAGTCTTGAGACTATGGCTAAGCTGTGGAAGACGGCAGATAAGATTGCTCGTCCGGTGGTATCAGGTGTTTACTTTATCTCCAAGGAGAATGAAGGAACACTGATGAAGCCATTCCCTGCAGCATTCCACAATGTAGACGAATACAACATTCAGTATGTACATCCACTACCAGAGAACCAAGTAATCAAGGTGGATTCTGCTGGCTTTGGTCTAACTCTTATGCATAAGTCCATTATCCCGAAGATGCGAGAAAAGTTTCCTAACGAATCTTTCTTCACTGAAAGGGCTGGCTCGGCTAGTGATGACCATTTTGTAGGGGAAGATATTATCTTTTTCCGTAAACTCCAAGAGTCAGGTGTAGAACTACACCTTCACACCGGCGCATTGGTCAAACATATGAAGCGGTTTAGTCTTGACTTTGACTATTACGCATTGTACTGGGCACATCAGCATTTGAAGAATCAACTAGAGGAACAACAAAAACAAGGAGAGTAAGTGGCTGGTCGTGATATTACCGAAGGTCGCGCAACGCGGGCTATCGCTGTTGATGTTGGTGTCGTTGCTACCGATTCTATCTGGCAAAACACAGATATAGTTTATGATGTAGCTGTTGGCGGTATGCCATTTATCTATGCTATTTCAGATGCTCGTCCTTATATTAGACAGACTGCTCCCTATCGTAAAGACCAATTTGATAATCAAAAAGAACCAGGAGAACAGTCTCTAACTGGGTGGTGGATTAGAAGCCAGTCCTCGTTCCACGAGGGGACTGGCATTATTTTTTATGACCCAGGTTTGATTCCTGGTGAAGGTACATTTCAATTCAAAGATAGTCGTGGCGTTGATGTGTGGACCGAAGGACAGGTTACTTTACTTAGTTCATCCACAACTGCCCACGTAACCACCCACCCTATTGAATCTAATGGACGCTCTTTCCAACAGCTTCGCTCTATTCAATGGACTACTAGCGGTACAACCTATGATGGTGTGCTGCTTCACGATGGATATGATGTAGATAAGATTGATTCAAACGGAGTAGAAACCCACTTCGTTGACTACAACGCTGGCGCTGATGATAAAGTCTATGCTATCTGCGATGACGGTACTACAGCATTTTGGGTGACTAACGATACTGGTCCTAGCGGTAAACTTGAGGTCTTGAAGAAATCTCTTGACCTCACCTCTGTGTCAGCAGCCACTTCTATGTTTACTGCTGCTGGAATTACTGTAAAAAACGCTACTATGGAATATGTAAAAGAACGTATTGTGATGTGCGTCAACAGTTCGGTATACGAACTATCATCCAATACATCGTCACTTCCATCTGCCGTATACACTCACAGCGATTCTGACCATATTTTTACCAGCATTACTGCTTCTGGTTCAGCTATTTATGTAGCTGGTTTTAGTGGTATTCAATCTAATATTTATAAATTTACTCTAAATACTAGTGGTGCTATGCCATCACTAACTAGTGCTATTACCGCAGCAGAAATGCCAACTGGTGAAATTGTTCATAAGATTTATTATTACCTTGGTTATATGCTTATCGGGACTAGTAAGGGCGTAAGAGCTGCAACGATTGATAGTGAAGGTTCTATTACGTATGGTCCTCTAATTGTTGAAACTAGCCAACCAGTATATGACTTTGCCGCTAGGAATCATTTTGTTTGGTGTGCTGCAGGTGTAGATGGGAATGCTGGTGTCATACGGCTAGACCTTAGCACGGAACTATCTACCCTACGCTTTGCTTATGCTAACGATATTTTCTTTGGTGGAGCAACAGGTTTAGAAACTACATCCTGTGCATTCCTCGGTGAAACCGAAAGGCTTGCTTACTGCACAGAAGCTAAGAATCAATTTACGGTTACACAGAAAGCTAGGGCAGGTAGTGCAGCCACTCTAACAACATCGGTATCTCACGGTATAACGGTTGGTGAATCGCTATATGTTATCGGTGTAGATAACAATCTTGATGGTGGTCCATTTGCGGTAACGGCAGCTAATACCAATACGCTAACTTATAATACTGCTACAACAGCAACAGTTGCCACTACATCCGCAACGGGTTTTACTGGTGTTCCAGGTTATAGTTACTTGCAACACCCTACAGATAAGATTACATCTGGTTATCTAACTACTGGTTATATTAGATATAACACCTTAGAACCAAAGAATTTCAAACGATTGATTGGTAGAGGTGACTTTACATACGGTTCATTGACACTAGAAACTGTTGATGAAAATGATATTGAATATGATGTGGTTACATATAGTGCATCGGTTCCAGCTGTTGAAGTAACAACTAGCCAGCCCAGCGGTTCTCAAGAATATATTGGATATAAGTTTGTTCTTACCCGCGATGCTACGGATGCAACCAAGGGTCCTATCTTCAAGGGCTACCAAGCAAAAGCAACTATCGCTACCCCGCGTCAAAGAGTAATTAGATTTCCTGTCTTTTGTTACGATGTTGAGACAGACAAATACAATGTAATGGTTGGCTATGAAGGTCGAGCTAAAGACCGCATAGCACAATTAGAAAATATTGAAGCAAATGGTGATGTCGTAACGTGGCAGGATTTACAGACTGGCGAAAGCCGTCAGATAGTTATTGAACAAGTTACATTCACCCGATTGACTCCACCAGACAGAGGATTCTCTGGCTATGGAGGCATTCTCGATATTACTATAAGGACCGTATAACTATGTCTCCTGCTGATTGGGCTGGTTTAGCCGTAGCCGTAATGACCATCACTGCTGGATTTGCTGCAGCAATTAGATGGTTAGTCAAACATTACCTCAACGAACTGAAGCCCAATGGTGGGTCTAGTATCAAAGATAAGGTAGATAGACTCGACGATAAGGTTGAGTTTCTAACTGACCTAGTAATGCAGGTGCTCAAGAAGTGAGCATCTTAGATAATCCTTGGCTGGTTCCTATCAGTCCTAATATTCCAGATGATGATATATACGAGGAGGAGGATGATGAATAATGAAAGGTGTAGCGAAGAGAGCCACACCTGCTGCCATCGCTCTGTTGCGACAGGCAACTGCTCTTGTTCCGAAGCGTTTGAAGGTGAGCGATGGACTGCTTCCTTCTGCTGCGCATCTAAGTCAGAGTCCTAATTCTGACCATAATACTGGCTACGCCGTCGACCTAACCCACGACCCGTTCCACGGTATTGATTGCGCAAAGGTATTCAAAGAACTCAAGAAAGATAAGCGGGTCAAGTATCTAATATTTCGTGGGGTTATCTGGTCTCCTGAGCGGGGCAACCGTACCTATACCGGTAGTAATCCACATATGAAACATATACACGTATCCATCAAAGATGGTCACGGCAAGGATACTTCTGACTGGTTCCCTTGGATGGGGCAGAACAAACGCTGGCTTCATCTCAAGTCTAAGTTTGTCCGAGTGAAAGTCATCAAGGACAATCCATCTAGTCCAAAGGAGGACTAATGAAAATCAATGAGCAATTCAAGCAAGTCGCACTGACTTGGTTCCGTGCTGCAGCTTCTGCTGCTATTGCACTCTACCTGGCTGGTGAGACTGACCTCGCTACCCTTGGTACCGCAGCCTTGGCTGGGTTCCTTGGACCTGTTCTCAAGTGGCTAGACCCATCTGCCAAGCAATTTGGACGCCGTAAGTAAGGGCTAAAACACCCCCTAGAATGCCCGCTAACCCCCCCTTAGAAGGGCGAAACCCCCCGACTTGTAGTAAACCTACAGGCTGGGGGGTTTTTTTTATTTAGTTGTCCCCTGCTATACCGCCTTGGTCTGCTCCTTGACCACGTTTAGTATATGTTCAGGCTTGATGAGGTAGCCCTTGCTGGGGTTCGGAGGAATATTGCAGTTGATAGGGTGCCCATACTGGGCAATAGCTATCCGCACATATTCTGTTTGAACCAAGAGAACTGTACCTTCTAGTACAAATCCCCAATAGTCTGCCTTGGTAACTGAGATACCAGATGGTAGCCACTCACTACTTGAGTTATACCAACAGATAGTTTCGATATAAAGATTACCTGTGTTCTTCCATTTGATGTCTGTCTTGACTTCAACGGTTTTGCCACCGGTCAGCAACTCGTTGACGAGTTCTTCCCCTGCCTTTCCGGTGGCAAAATCTAGGTCGAAGTCAGAAAACTTAGGCATAGTACTTAGCCATTTCCCACTCTGAAATGAGAATGGGTTTAGGAATTATGTTCAGCTTCCTACGCATATCCCGTCTCTCTTTCTCTGAAGTTCCTGCCCAATATCCTATCACATTATATTCAAGCGCATACTGTAGGCATTCATCTTTTGCCATACAAGCACCACAGATTCTTCTAAGCGTATCCTTATTGTCATAAGCTTTCTTGTCTGTAAACCAATCTTCTGTATCTGTACCAGCACAATTGGCTGGATTGTTGAAGCTATTCACAGTCTTCCTCATAATCCATTGGGGTAGATAGAGTAACTAAAGACCCACATCCTGCACACTCAGCGTCTAAGAAATAGAATGTTAGCTCACCCTTAGTGAATGCACCTAACATAATAAATACTTCACAGCCACAGACACACTGGTCTCCAATAGGAGTGCCTCGTAAATCCATTGCTTGTGTGTAGTCCTGGGTATGCAGCAGGTCTCTAATATCTCTAGGCATCTATGTCGTCGGCTTTTTCTGTAGGACCATCGTTGTCATAGTATGGTCTGAATCCACCAAGATTCTTGATAAGAGAATTGATAGCTCGCTGCACCTTCATTCTGGCGCCATCTGCTGTGGTCTTGAGTTCCCCAGCGAGAGCCGACCATTCTTGATTGTCAGCTGAGAATCTAATCCTCAATACATTTTGCTTGGCTTCGGACAACTTGTAAAATGCTGCTGCTATATCTGACCGTAATACTAACCAGTTGTTGCCGTCATTGGTTTCCCCTTTGCTGAACTTGAAGTTCAAGTCTTTTATCTTTTGAGGAATCTCGTATGACTCTGAAATAATAGAGGGAAGGAAAGCCTCTACGACAGATGAGTCGTAGTAGTAGAGGTCTAGAATCTCGTAGCCAGAGACCTTAGCTTTTTCTTTTTCGCAGAAAGATATTGCTGCATTACGCAGCGACTTAGCTATAAGTTTATCTTTATCTTTTTGCTCAAGTGCAGACCATTCAGAATACTTATTTGGATGGGTAACAAACCACAACCACAGCATTTGTTGAATGTCTAAGGCTTCAACCATTTGATACCTACGGTGGTATTCAATGGCTAAGGACGCGACTAAAGTGTCGTACTCACTTAGATACGACTGCTCCATCAGTTCCTTCCCATTGACCTCTTTGTACCATTAGTCCTATTATGGCATAGTTTGCTAGGTCCATTAGGGTGTCCTCGACTGATTCATAGTTCGGCGTGTCGCCTTTTCTATTATAATAGAGGTGCTGCAACCGCTCCATCTTGTCGTGCATACGCACCAGTAACCCATTCATAGCACCGCCAGGGGCGTGGGCTATATTGTATGGACCATAATCTTCGTGCTTACGAATCATTACATTGTTGAGGTCTTTGAGGATTGCATCAAGATGCTTACTATCTTTCATTTAGTATCTCCTTTACGGACTGGTCAAAGGTTTCCATTGACTCTTGAATAATTATCTCATTGACAATCTCATCGGCTGTTCCCGTTGCTGTCGCAACCAATACGCTAGCTATCATAGTCAGCATATATGTAGCCTCTTGAACCCTGTTGCTGGTCAAGGCTAGGTGAACATCCATCAAAGCTGTCAATAAATCTAGATTCTTTTCTTCTGAAACGGCAATGCCAACAAGACGTGGGTTAGCTTTTACAAACTCCCAAATATCTTCTTGGTCATATGACTCGTTTGATTCGCTCATCAAGCCACTCTCTTCCTTCTCTCATCACAATGCTATTTACATCGTGTCCTTCTGGCATCTGAATAATGTTTACATTGCCTAGTTCTCGGCTTACTTTTTTGCCGAACTCTAGCCCTGGATTGTCACCATCTGCCAGTATTACTACAGTCTCGAAGTCATCTAGTATCTTGCTATAGAATGGCTTCCAGTTTTGCGTGCCAGGAATACCGACTGCTGGGTGTCCGGTCTTGACCACAACTGTAATGCAGTCAATTTCCCCCTCGGTAACACAGATATAATCCTGTGCTGTGAGCACAGCTTGTGCGTTATACATCGTAGTCTTAGCACCAGGTACACCCATATACTTAGGCTCTGAACTATCCAAAGACCTGAACCGAATATCGGTCACGCCTGACGGCGTTACATATGGAATGGACAACCTACCCGCGTAGCTTTCGTGACCTGGTAAGGGAGAAGTTACTACCCCCAGATGGAACTGCTGCGCTTCTTCTACCGACAGACCGCGACTTGCCAGATAGCTTTCTGCCATTCTTATTTGCGAAGCGTACTCTGTCGCTGCCTGTAGGAGAAATTGTCTCTGCGAGTTTGACAGCCTCACGATAATCACCTCCCTCTTTATGAATAATCAAATCGTATACATCCCCAGATACTTCACAACCAAAGCACTTGAAGTAGCAACGCTCTTCATTTACTCCAGCTGATGCGTGTGTATCGTGGTGAAACGGGCATTTCATTTTGCGCCACCCGTTGCCGGTTGGAACGGTGGCGCCTATATATTGCAGATAGGCACTAATGCTGTGCTTCTCCACCCATAGCCTTTCTTATAAGTGCAAGCCAAACTTTGGCTGGCATCGTGCAGTACCACTCATCAACATCTGATTTGCCGTGACGCTTGTGAATAACCGTACCCGTCCAGGCATTGTCATTCGTCATCTCGACTTCTAACTCACCAACCCATCCTGCCAAGTCCATTCGTTTGTGGTTCTTGACCTCAATGGTTACGCCTAGAACACCGCTAATGTCACCCTTGTCGAGGGTGGCTCCGGCTACCCTGCGGTCTGCATACTGGTAGCCATTAGCCTTGAGCCAAGCAACAACATCTCGCTCGGCTTGACTGCCCTTGCGTTTGGCTGCGCTACTCACTTTAGTATGTTACCCACAATTCCCATAACAGCACTATTTGTATCTTCATATAATGCATCATTGTTATACAACTCATCAACAATAATGTTCCACTCGCCATCTGTTATTGGTTTACCAAAATAGTTTTCTACATCTTCTTTGCTGTAAGTAATTTCCCAAATCTTAGTCTCCATACATAGCCTCCTGTGTATATTTGATTTGAACATCATCTAAAAACATTGAGTCAGGGTTGAACGAGAGCGTGACATAGTTGTTACCGGTATGGTCTGCCCTGCCATATCTGTTCTTGACTGGGGCTACACACAGGTAAGTATCATCGCCCTGTTTCATCTGACCAATGGTAAGAACCATTGCTGGAATCTGGTTGACCAGACCCTGAATGGCTGACCGTGGCTGGCAAGGATAACCTTCGAAGCCTTCTTTGGTGTGGTGCAATACCAATACCGCAGCATTCGTATCTCTGGCGAGATACTTCAGCTCCTTCATAGCAGCACGCATACCTTCGAACTCTCCGTGTCCATCCATTGCTATATCCATCAGGTTGTCAACAACAATTAGAGTGGGACTCCTGCCCCATACTGTCTCGAATGCGGACACCTCATCGTCTAAGTCCTTGAGTGTGGGCGTAGACTCGAACGACCAGAACAAATGATTGTTGATATTCAACACTTCATTGGCTCGGTCTGGCTCTCGCTTGAGCAGTAACTCTGCTTGTTGCTGAGTAATACGACTAGCCATAGAGATAAGTCTCATAGCCATCGTGTGTGCGTTGGTATCAGCAGAGAAGTAAAGCGTTGGATGCTTCGTCCTTGCGGCAATTGCCAAAGCAATAGATGATTTACCGGCACCAGGAGTGCCAGCAATAACTGTTACCTCGGCACGACGCAGGATAATTCCTGCCCGCTCAAATGCCGCAAAGGCGGGGGGCAATGGTTCTCCCCCCACCTCTGCTTTATTGATGCTACGTCTAAGTGTTTTCATTTCACCTGGTCAGGTACGAATGTGTTCCACTCTGGAGTTCCGACTCGTACATAAACATTCTTGCACTTGTCAAGAGCACCCTTCTGTGCTGCGCAGAAGTAACCACGGTACAACTTACCGTCCTTACCTGTGCCTTGGATGGCTGTCATCCTGCCGTGTGGGCAAGCCTTGCCACCGATTGTTGCTGATGTTGTTGGTGGTGTAGACCAACCTGCATCATCATTGCTAACGATGTTACCGCCCAATGCTGACGCAACCTGAGCTGGTGACAATGGAGCCGATGTAGTTCCTCGAATGTTTGATTCGAGTTCGTTCACGGCTGATGAGATTGCGCTATATGCCTCTGCTACGAGTGCATCTAGTTGTTCGCCTGATTCGGCGCGGACTGTAATCAAGCTACCTGCTGGTGACTTGACTGTGATACTGATAGGTGCTTCGCTGTGACTCACATATCTCCTTCTATTGTTGTGGTTAGACCCTTTTTGTCTCGCCACTTTCTGACTTTCATAGCAAATTGTAAACCCTTCCAACCCTCATCAATGTCTATGAAGTGTAGACGACACATACCTGTTCCCGCAGGTAGGTGAATAATGATTGCTTTCTCTTGGTTTACATCTCCCCATACGCCACGGGTTGCCGTAGCGATGTCATACGGCAAGCCGTGGGCATAGATGGCTAACTGTATTGCTATGTTATTAGGGTGGTCTATTCGACCAGTCTTTATATCAGCAATGAATAGCTCACCCTTATAGCGAACTATTCTGTCTGGTGTGCCAGCAATTTTATATTTGTCTAGCACACAGAACTGTTCTATGTTTAGTTTTTCTAATCCACTAGTAGCAGACTCATATGCACGAATGTCTGGCAACCATTGGTCTGGGACAACACCTAAGTCTTCTCCCAAATCTAGTTTCTCTGTAAGTGCGTGAAGTGCTGTGCCAATATTGGCTGCGCTCTTAGCGCCAGCAACTTCCATAGCTTGTTCAATGTAAGCATTGATAGCCATCTTGTCATCTTGTGCTGCGCTAATTGCCAGCAATAAATCTGGACGAGCAGTAAGTCCAAGCGCTGCCATCCTCATCTTCCAAGCAGTCAATGCTTGCGGGTCATCAAGCGAGTTGGCAATAGTTGTGGCACGTGTGTATGCCACTGGCTTCTTGCCACGTGGCGGGACTACTAGCGGACGACCATATCTGTCGCGCTGGATTTCTACTTTGTTTGTCATTGTTCTCCTTAGTTATGAGAACCGCCTGAGAAAAGGAGACACAAATCCCAGGCGGTGTCTCGCTCCAAATAGTATCAGAAAGAGAGGCAAGCTAATACTATTTGGAAGCCTTTACTCGGCGTCTACCTTGCGGATGTCGATGGTGTATTCCTCAATACGCCCATCGGCTGAACCCCAGTCAGCGGTGAGTTGGTCTTGAACCTCAGCCTCTGCTGCTTCTGAGTCTTCTGCTTCAACGCCACTGATGGTGACATCAATGGTAGCTCTGACCATAAACAAAGACTTGAGTTTGTTGCAACTAATAGACTCAAGCAGTGTGTTGATTTGTTCTATGCTAAAGGTTAGCTCATCATCACCTGGCGTAAAGGCATCATTGAAGAAGTCGAAGACCTCACCACGGATAGTGGCAAGTTCATCGTCTTGATTACGCACACGCTTGGATAGGACTTGATTCAGCCCATCAAAATCATCCCTAGTTTTTAGGGCGGTGATAAGCATATCCTCTGTGTACTTTACATCTTTATAGATTAGTTCCATTGCTGTCTCCTTCTGGTAGGTAGTGTTCATCTGTTGGTTTGAGTTGATAGAACTGATTGAACGTAGCCCTAATGCGCTGGTCCCTAACGTTTGAAGCCATCGCATAATCCAACTCAAAGTTATCGCCATCGAAATTATTTACCCAATCGTCAAACAAACGATAGGCAAGTGCCTCCCTAATCTGACCGATTGTGTAAAAATCTAGCTCATTGAGAAAGGATTTATCCAACATTCAATAACTCCAAAGCTCTGAGTTTCAGTCCGTCGCTAGCACCACTGATAGCGCGGACTGCGGAGTTCTTCTTGCCCCCGTGGTCTGCGTACTCAACGATGCTTTGCCACAAGCCAAACTCTGTGCCATAGATGTTGTCATTTATTTCTGTGTTCTCATAGATAAGGCGTGCCAAGTTACGTGCCTGAGTAGCACGAGTCAAGGCTCGCTTCTCACCTGTAGAAAGCAGAGAAACTGGGACGTTTTCGATGGAACTAGGTAATGGAAATACCTTCTTGAAGTAAGCAGTTGCTTGCGCACGACTGACTTCCTTGCTAATAAGTTTATTACCTAGAGTTATATAGTGCTGGGTATTGTCGTACGATAGGTCAAGGATACGGCGTATCTCTGACTGGTCTAGTACTGAACCCGTGCTGTGACGCAGGGTATAGGTGAAAGCATTGTGCTTCCGATAGATTTTATTTATCTGGTTACTACAACGCAGTCGCTCAATGATTGGCTTGATGACAACTGAACTGCTGCCATCGTGGCTAGTCTTGGCAAGGATAAACGCAGCGTGCGGGTCGCCTGCTACTGTCACATCCATTGGAAGGGAGAGCAACATCCATACCTTTGCACCATTGTCATACTCACCGGCTGCTGCGTAGCGAGCTTCGCTAGAGTCAATCAGATTATCTAGTGCCGAAAACACCTCAGCATTCTGAAAGACTTGATAGCGCCCACCAACTACACCAATAGCCTTGGTGTCACCAAATGGTGTCGTCTTGACTACACCAAACTTGTTCTCAACTGGAATGCTAGTAGCCTCATCATTACCTGGCACCTGATAAGAAGCGCTTAGAGTATGAAGAGATACTGTCCAATCAAGACCAGCCTGACTAGCCACTTCACTGGCTGAAGTTGCAGTCACTGCCGTGCCTGCCCGCAACCAGTTGGAATGATGCTTAGTTGGAACCGCTTCGAGATTAGTCAAGGTTGTCATATTCCCTCTCAATAATTTTGAGTACATTGGCGTGCGAACCTTTAGCCATATCTACAAAAAGAGATGGATGCCATCCTGCATTATGTACACGGAGCAATAACTTAGCTAGGTTGTACTCTGGGTCTGCCTTGAGTGCAATGTCTAGCATAATCTTAGACTCTTCAATCTTGTTATCCTCATAAAGATAGGCTGACAAAACTGTGAGTGCTGGCACTGAATTGTAAACATCCAATGCTTCGGTGAGCTTTGCAAGATAGAGCATTACATTGTTCTTGGGCTTTTCGACATAGCCAACTCCCATAAAGAAGTCACGAATCTGGACATACTCACGGCAGGCAATAGCAATTTCTGCTATGTGCTTGGCTGGCAAATCAAGGTTGTCCTCGATGATTGCTCGTGCCTCATCAATAAGACGAAGATTAGTAGCAGTATCCTTCCAATTATATGTAACTGCATTCATCTTCTCTTCTACTTCTTCTCTTAGTTGTTGTATCTGTGTCATTGTTTGTCTCCTTATAGGTACTTGCTGATTGCATTATATGTAGATGTACTGACGGTTTCTTCATCAGTCATCTTCAGGATACGAATAGCATTGGAAATCTCTTCCTTCTGCTGCTCGTAATCATAGTCACCAATAGTCTTGAAGTCACGCTCTGGTTCTGGCGGTAACTCTAACTTGTTAGTTGCAACAGTAAAGTTGACACAAACTTTTTCCCAACGTACTGTTGCGTGTAAATCATCTGACTTCAATACATTGCGGATTGCTATTGCTGCTACCTTTGTATTGAATTCTTTTTCTAGCTTCCTGAACTTAGCCTCTTTCTTTTGCTGGTCTTGCCAATCTTTCTCGAGATTGACAAGGGCTAACTCAAGCGACTTGATTACCTTCTTGACTGGGAGTTTGACATTGATGCTCCCTTTTCCACGTGCCATTGCTGTCTCCTTTGTAGTAGTTATCATAGGTATTACATCTGTCCACTGCCCACTTGCTGAGCTGTGACCAGACTTCTAGTTCCTGGTCTTTGAGTCTTTGTAACTCAGACCATTCTTCGAATGTCAATACCATTTATTTTTCCTCCAATGGTTCCACGCCACCGATGGTTTGCCGTAGCGGTGTTGGATATAAGCCAGCCCCCGCTCGATTTGGAGCGGGGCTGGCGTGTCCTCTGGAAGATTGAGTAACTGTGGAATACCGAACGCTGAACTCGTAGGGTTCTTTGCCTTTGGATTCCACGCTGACTCTTTGCCCCATAATTTTGCTACTGCTTTGAATTCGCTGCGCTTCCACTCCGGATAGAAAGTCTTCATCAATAGTCTCGTATAAGACTTGGACAGTGGCTTGTCCCATACGATAGGTAACGCTTCGCGTAACCGTTCGTCTTTCATATACGTAGCTACTGCTGCTGCGTAACTCTCGCTTGGATAACCAAATATCTGAGACCAGAATGCCAGATACCAAGCCATTACTACTGCTCCGATTCTCCTGAACTGAACCATCGAACAAGCCTCCATCCGAGATAAAATAATCCTGCAATGAGAAGCCAGGACTGTAGCGGGTTGAGTGCATAGACTTCAATTGGTACCTCGCCATTCATTAGTAGTAATCTCCTTATCTGGCAGTTACTTCAATGTCAATAGACTCATCACTGATTTCTTGATAGCGCACATCTGATAGCAGTTTGTTTACTATCTCTCTGGCTAACTCATTGGCTTGCTCCCAGGTTGGAGCACCAACTCGCATTGTCCATTGGATGTTTGCAAAGACATCAAACTCCGGCATCTCCATTAGTAGTCTCCTTTAGTTTCTGAACTTCCTCTTGATAATAAGTGCGGTATTCATCCTTATGGACTTGTACCAATCTAGTTTTTGCTTTGCCTTGAGCACGTGTAAAGATATTAGTCTTGGTCTTCTTGGTTTCCTCTGTCATTTGTATTCTCCTCGTGTGAATAGAACTTGACTGCTGCACAAGGATAACAGTAGGCACTGCTAGTAGACCAATCCGTCTGCCGGATTTCTATCAGACTGCCACACTTCATACACGATGTAGTCAGATATATGGTGCTCACGAATCTACTCCCGCCCACATTTCTTCCCAACATTCGGGATGTGTACCAGAGATTATCTGCTCGCGTAATGGCGCAGATAAATTCTTGAACGCGTCTTGCGCACGGCTACCTTTGAGATAATCGAATAGCTCATCTTCATCTACATTGATGAAGCCACTCTTGCCGCAATGCAAGCAACGCTTAGTTGCGTATCCAGTTAGCATTCTATTTCCTCTCCTTGGTCTGATTCAATACCACACCTCTGACAATACGACTCATAAATATGGTCGCAGGATTCAGTCATTGTTGTCTCCTTTAGATGATGGGGCTGGTGCAGGTCGGTACCAGCCCCATCAAGATTAGGTATTAGATACCCGCGACGGAATGAATCTCGATACGAGTCATTGGCGCACGGCGCTGCTCATTAGGAACGTTTGGACGCGTATCAAACCGAGTCGACAAACGACCTGTGACATTGACATACTCCGATACACCCGACTCATCGAAGGTCACTGAGCGCAAGCTCTCCTTGACCTTTGGGTCAGAGATAACTACTGGCATTGTCACAACGCAGCGTCCATCTGAACCACGCAAAGTAATGTTGCCGGTAATTACTTTGTATGCACCAGCACCACGCTCTGTTAGATTCTTGATTTGTCCTGATAGTTCAACTGTATTCATTGCTTCTGTCTCCTTTGTATTATTGTTTATTGTATACCGGCGGTGTCCCGCTGGGCGTTCCGCCAGCGGGCACCGCTTCTAACTATGAAATTATTCAACTGCCTCACACTGACAACTACCACCGTAGAATGATGGACATTGTTCATTGTCATCTTCACAAGCAAGATTCATCGTGCCTCCTAAAGGCAGTTAGGACAAGGTGCGTGCAGATTGACTTGATAGTGACAATCCTCGCATATAGAATAACCACGAGGAATGTCAAGGTCATCCACTTGCGTGAACAACCTGTCGGTAATATCCACAATGGGTTCCTTGAACTCCTTGCGAATTCTACCGTCAGCAGTGCGAGTCACTGAACCAATCCATTCAGACTGGTCAACTACCTCGCCAGGGTCATAAATATGAGATAGAATCGTACCTAACCCAAAGCGTGCACGATTCTCAGCGTGGTCACGTTCCCACGGTCCTGAGCTATGAGAGCGCCACTCACGCTCTTGCATACACTCTAGACACATAGCATCTAGATGTTCACAATATACGCAGCCCATCACTGGACTCGTATCAAACGGTAAATCCAATATATCGTTATCCATCTCTTGACGCTCAGCTAACGAATACACTTCGATACCATTCACTTGCTGTCTCCTTTCTTGAGCACAACCCCGTCACCCCTGTGCGGGGTTGTGCGACTTAGACTTGTAAGAAACTCAAGATACTTTCGATAATCTCTGATACGCATAGGTTCCCTTACCTCTCTAGACTTAGCCAATATTCTACACCCACCGAAGTGGAGATAGCAAAAAGGGCTGACTGTTGCCAGCCAGCCCTTGATGCTAGAGCGAGGAGTCTTCCGACGGCTCTATGATTTCGTCGACGGATTCCAGCCTGAAGACCGTGCTCCAGGCTTCGCCACGCTTGTCAGTCTTGAACCAACCAGACACGCTTGCAATCGGGCGCTCTGGCTTACCGCTTTCGCCGGTGAGTTCAGCGGAATGCTCTTGTTGCTCCAGTATTCGGAGCGCTCCTACGGCATTGCTGAAGCAAATGAACGGTAGCGATGATTCAAAACCGCCGTTCTCATTGCGGAGGAGCAGTACGCCGGACGCGTATGGCTTGCCGTTCTTAGCAGTCCTGATGGACAGACCTGCAAGTTCGGCGTCTACGAAAGAAACGGTGTGCTTTGACATTTCGACCTGCTTTCACTTTGGAGTTGTCGCCGCTCTTTTGAGCGACAAGACCCACGCTTTGCCACGGCGCGGGTTCCCTGCTGTCATAAGACACGCCCGCCCCCGGCGAGGCGTGGCGTTGACGGGAGGGTGCGGTGTGGCAGGGTCGTCTGTCGCTCAAGGCGGGAACCCAAAGTAGGTCGCAATGGCAACACCGTTCTGGAGTGCCGAACTGGGTCTGCCAAGGACTGCTGGCAAGCCGTCCGGTGGGCTCCGCAATGGCGGTTTTATCGCTCGGACATTTGCCTCGCGATGCCGTGCTCCGATGGGGCAACGTTCCGCTACCGGCGAGGTAAGACACCGATTGCGTCTGGTGGTTCCGACTGACGGTGAAGCCTACGGTTCTCAGCGGAAGCCCGACGAATCATCGGCGGTCCCGCTTCCCGTCAAGGCTGGCACAACGGTCAGCATTTATAGTTATCGGAACTATACTCAGCGCCCTGCTTAGGCTGGCAGAGACTGTAGCCTCTGCTCAGCCACGCAGAACAGTGCAGACAGCCCTGAGTCAAACAGTCTGGCGGTCTAAATGACCCCAGACTGTTTATATCTGGCTGAACTGGATATAGTACATACCCCAAAAGATTTTTCTGTACAGTCCTGTGCCCCTGTTATCTGTCCTAGTATGTCCTATTTTGGTAGGACTTGGAAAAAATTTTTTCAACCAAACCGTTCGGTTAGGCTGTTTGAACAGGTTATATAGATAGTAGAGGCTGTTTTATTTTCTGCTAGCAAATCCCTTATGGATTTGCGTTACAGACCGTATAAACTATCTGTTACAGCCTAGCTGTTCTAACCGTATAATACTATTGTAGATGGGACAGCTCTGTGACTTTTCAGAAGAAGAATAATAACCCCAATGTGAGGGCTAGCGCAGAGGCAAAACTAAAAGTTCTAGCCTTAGTAGCAGAGGGGCACTCTGTTCCCAATGCGATGAGGCAAGTGGGGATGAAGCCCGACACCGTTAGAATATGGCTGGTGCGGGATAAGGACTTTGCCGCGAAACTGGAGCAAGCCCAGCAGGATGCCAAGTCGAACTCCATCAAGTCGCTGGGTATCGCAAAGGATGAGATTCAGTTTGCCCAGTTCTCTGAGATATTCTTAGGCAGCAAGATTTTTCCCCACCACCAAGATTGGATAGATTTGTTGGAGGGGCGCGAACCGAGCTGGCTCCATCCGTCGATGGTTTACGAGCCAGCCCAGTCCAACCGCTTTCTTATCAATGTGCCACCTGAGCACGCTAAGTCCACCGTCATCACGGTCAACTATTCGACTTATCGCATTGCTCTCAATCCGAACATACGAATCATCATCGTATCGAAGACCCTGTACAAAGCACGCGAGTTCGTGTATTCTATCAAGCAGCGTCTATCCCACCCACAGTATATGAAGCTCCAGACCACATATGGTCCTGAGGGCGGGTGGAAGCAGGACGCAGATACCTGGCGGGTCGATACTGTCTATCTTGGGAGCGATGCGAGGAATTCCTCTGAGAAGGACCCAACCATCCAAGCGCTCGGTATGGGCGGGCAGATTTACGGTGCCCGCGCCGATTTGATTATTCTGGATGACTGCATCACTACTGCCAATGCCCACGAGTACGAGAAGCAAATCAACTGGCTGCAGAAGGAAGTTATCACCCGTCTGGGTAAGAACGGCAAGTTGCTTATAGTAGGGACACGCATTGCACCAACTGATTTTTATAAAGAGCTTCGTGACCCTAAGTATTGGTCGTCTGGCAAAAGTCCTTTTACCTATCTTGGTATGCCCGCTGTACTTAGCTATGGCAGCAGTCCAAGCAAGTGGGAAACTCTTTGGGCTAAGTCTGACCAGCCCTGGGATGGCGACGATATCGAACCTGATGCGGATGGGTTATACCCAAAGTGGGACGGACCAACCCTATATACCCGTCGTGGAGAAGTAACGCCGTATACCTGGGCGCTGGTCTACCAACAAGAGGATGTCGTCGAAGACTCCATCTTCCCACCTGACCTAGTACAAGGTTGCATCAATGGAATGCGCAAGCGTGGTCCGCTGCGACCTGGCTCTGCAGGGCACCCAACCCAAGTTGAGGGTTACACCGTAGTGGGATTTGACCCAGCTATGGGTGCGGGGCGTGCTGCATTTGTGGCAATGACCTACAACCGCCACGATGGAAAGATTTATGTGCTGGACTGTCTTGATATGGCAGAGCCAACACCACAGAAGATTAGGCAAGCGATTGAGGAGTTTGTCCAAAGGTACAAACCGCAAGAGCTTCGCGTCGAAATCAACGCCCACCAGAAAGCATACGCACTTGACTCTGACCTCCAACAGTGGCTCTCCGCTTATGGATGTCGTCTCAATGCTCACTTCACTGGCAAGAATAAATGGGACACCAACTTCGGCGTCGCGGGAATGTCTACGCTCTTTGGAACAACCCTCAATGGCAAGCACCAGAAGAACAACCTCATTGAGTTACCAAGCACTGAAGGTTCTGAAGGACTCAAAGCTTTAGTCCAGCAGTTACTTACGTGGCGTCCCGATACTAGGGGCAAGACTGACTGTGTGATGGCACTCTGGTTTGGTGTGCTTCGCTGCCGAGAGTTTATGCAGCAAAACTCCTATGTTCAAAAGTATGCCCATAACCGTTGGGCTACGAGAGCACAGGCTTCTAAGCGTTATACGGTAAACCTTGATGAGATGGTTTCCGAACAGTGGCAACAAATCTATGGATAGGAAATAGATGTTATCTATCGAGCAAATCTCTGCGAGAGTGGAGAACCTACGCGAGCGAGCACAGGACCGCGATTCTCGCCAACAAGATGTCCTTGCCGTCCGCCGAGGTCAGATTTCATCTGTCTATCCTGACTTCTTCCCAGAGGGTATAGATGCAAATGTCGTTGCAAATTTTATTGATATTGTTGCGCGAGACCTATCTGAGGTTATGGCGCCCCTACCCGCTGTCAACTGTTCTGCAGCGAACCAATCGAGTGACCGTTCTCGCAAGTTTGCTGATGCACGCACTCGCATTGCTAATAACTATTTTTCTCATTCTGACCTTCAGGTCCAGATGTACACAGGCGCAGATATGTACATCACCTTTGGTTTCGTCCCGTTCATAATCGAACTCGACGATGAAGCAGGGCTACCGCGTATCCGCATAGAAAACCCAGTGGGAGCTTACCCAGAGTTTGACCGCTATGGACGCTGTATTGCCTTTGCTAAGCGCTACTATATGGCAGTCGGTGAACTAGCTTCTCAGTTCCCCGAGTACTCTCATATCCTTCTTGGCAAAGAAATGTACAAATCGGATATGAACTCGCAGATTGAGATTGTGCGCTATTACGATAGCGAGCAGTCACTTCTGTATGTACCAGAACGCAATAACCTTGTCTTGTCTCAGGCTAGAAACCCAATCGGCAAGATGATGGTTGTGGTAGCGCGTCGCCCATCTATTGATGGCGAGATGCGTGGACAGTTTGATGATGTACTCGGCATTCAGTTGCTTCGCAATAGGTTCGCATTACTTGCGATGGAAGCAGCGGAAAAGTCCGTGCAGTCTCCGATTGTTCTCCCTGCCGATGTCAACGAACTCGAAATGGGTGGCGATGCTGTTATCCGCACAGCCAATCCAGCTGGAGTCCGCCGCGTAGACCTGAACATTCCACCTGGCGCATTTACCGAGCAGCAGATTTTGCTACAAGAATTGCGCACCGGAACCCGTTACCCAGAAGGTAGAACTGGCAACATTGATGCCAGCATCATTACGGGTCAAGGTGTCCAAGCCCTTATGGGTGGATTCGATACTCAGGTCAAGTCAGCGCAAGCTATCTTTGCTTCTACGCTCCGCGACGTTATCTCTGTCTGCTTTGAGGTGGACGAGAAGTTCTTTGACTACGAGAAGACTATTCGTGGCGTAGATGCTGGTTCTCCATACCAGATTACCTACAAGCCAAGCAAGGACATCAAGAAGGATTACTCCTCAGATGTTCGTTATGGAATGTTGGCTGGACTCAACCCAGCACAAGGTTTGATTTTTATGTTGCAGGCTCTTAGCGGTGGTTTGATTTCTACTGACCTAGCTATGCGTGAGTTGCCATTTGGTATCAACGTTACCCAAGAGCAAGAGAAGATTGAAGTCGAGAATATGCGCAAGTCGCTCGTTCAATCTCTTCAGGCATACACCCAAGCCATTCCGCAGATGGCTATGTCTGGTGCCGACCCAACCGGTGTTATCAAAAAGATTGCAGATGTCATCAAAGCACGTCAACGAGGAGTAACTATTGAAGATGCCGTTGAGGATGTCTTCGCTCCAGAATTACCTCCTGCTGGTGCACCAGAGGTTGAGCAACCGTCCCCTGCTCCCACCGCGCCAGTAGGAGGCGCTTCTCCTATGGCACCCACCGCAGGTGGTGGATTACAAAGTATTCTTTCAGCATTGACCGCAGGTGGTCAAGCGTCAGGTAGTGCAAGAACCGTATCGCGTAGATAGGAGAAGATATGCCACCAAGAAAGAAAAAGGCTGCTCCTAGAAAGAAAATCAAAACCGTCAAGCGTGTGCGTACCGTAAAAAATCCGTACCACACCAAACTTGAGGTTTACGCAATTTGGCTCAACGAGTACTACAGCTCGCTCAAAGCTGCTGGTTTTCCAGAAGACATTTGCCTAAGTCTGATTATGGATAAAGAGTCCTACCCAGCTTGGGTAAATTTTGAAATTCCTAAAGACATTGACGCTAAGAAGTTTATCGACGAAGAGGATGAGGATTGATGGCTGACCGACGTGGTGGATATAGACCAACTGCTCCTCAGAATAATCCTGCCAATGTAAATCCTCTTGGCGGAGATGGTCAGAGCGGGCGTGCTACGCAACCAGCTCGATACATTTCTGGACTTCCATATGGCGAGGGACAAGCAACTATGGAGCAACAAACTGGTGCACCGATGGCTGGACGTGCCGAGGTAGGACCTATGGAGATGCCAGTACCACTAATGGCACCATCTGCTCGCCCTGACGAGCCTATTACAGCTGGTGTTGATTTTGGTCCTGGACCAGGTTCTGAAGCCGTGATGACACCAAACCGCACGCCGAGTTTGATGGAGACTATCCGAAGCCTTATTCAGTATGACCCAACCGGAGATACGGAGCTTATTTACCGAAGACTTGTTGATGAAGGATACTGATGACTCAGGAAATCAACTACATCGTAGCCAAGACAAGCCCAGGACTTTACGCAGCAGCAAAGCAAGCTGGACTCAATACACAGCAAAGAAATCAAATTGAGCAGTTTTCCTGGACGGTAGACAAGAATAAGCAGCTAAGTTCTAAGCCGATTGACTTGGCTCGCAGTGAGTTCAATAACCTGGATGCAGATATTCAAGAGATGCTGAAGTTCCTGTACCCAAATGCTGAGTATACCCAAGGCGCACCAACAACAAAAGACTATGCCTTTGGCGCACTCAAAACAGCCAGAGATATTGTTGCTAGTCCCATTGTTGGACTTTTCAAAGTAGCCGGTGTATGGAATCGTCTTATCAATACGCCATATCTAGTGGCGCGTCAGACAACACAAGGCGAAGGTTTTTTCAATACTAAAACTTTTACCGACGCTTGGGACGGGCGTAGGGTCTACGACAATGGCGCACTTACTGAGGCTATCAAAGTATTTGGCAAAGAAAAGGTTGAAGTAGCAAAGGGTCTGCTTGCTGGTCTTACTCCTGGCGAGATTATCTCTTCTTATGGTTCTATTGACCAAAAAATTCTTGATGCTATTTCTGAAGCATTTAGCGAAGAAGCTAGCTTCAAACAAGTACTTGATGGTGTCAAATACGCACAGGTTTCTCCAGGGCGCGACCTAGCAAGGTCGCTAACTAAAACTAACAATCGTGCCGTTTCTTCACCGCACCTTGATTATATTAGTGGTAGAACAAAGAACATTTCTGGTTGGGTAGATTTTGCCTATCAGCTAATGGTTGACCCGCTAAGTTATGTAACTGCTGGTTTTAGTAAAGTGCCGATTCTTGGAGCACGCCTTGCTGGCAAATATAAGGCTGGTCAACAAATTACAGATAGCATTTCTCGCTATGGTTCAGATGGTGTGCGCGAGGCGTTCAAGAAGTATCCTGAGCTGGCTAAGCACTGGAATGATGAAATTGGTCCACGAGTAAAGGATTTGGTCAATGCAGAAACAACAGCAGAAAAAGCTGTTATTAGACGCAAGATTGGTCAAGACTTCCAGGGACACAACTCCGATGAGTGGATTTCGCTCCTTGCTCGCAACAGAATATTTGATGCCGAGAGTGCTGCAAAGTATTTTGGTGATAATCTTGATGCTGCTACTAAGCTTCTTGCTGGTCGAGTAGACGGCGTTCAGTATTTTAGAAACGGTATTGCTACCGCAAGAAACCAGCGCAGACTTGGTGCTGGGCTTGAAAGATGGGTAGATAACCTTTTCAACCCAACTCGCCCGATTGACGAGATGGAAAAATCAGGAACCGATGTCTGGGATATTCTTACCAAGGTTGGAACCGAGGGAGAACTGGTTAGCCCTGTTATCTCGGACCTTCAGCAGTTTCGCAAAACTATGTCTCGCCGTACAAAGTTGGGACAGTGGATGGCAAAGAGTCCACAAAGCCGTTCAATTCGTATTGGCGACAGAGCCATTGAGACTGCAGATAACTTTAGAGACACAGCCCGCCTAGTCCTGCCCCGCGACCTAGCCGATGTTGTTACTATCAAGTTTGTAAACTCGGAAGCAGATGAGCAGGTTGCTGTTTTGCGTAGCCTTTACTTCGCGGTTATGCAGCGATACGGCTTAGATGGTCATCCGCTTGGCAAAGAACTTATTGATAAAGAGTTAGCCAGCCACTTCGGAGATAGAGAGGGATTGGCGGTTCTTGGCGCTCTCGAAGTCAACCCAAAGTTTGCAGATGTTGTTGGCAAGGTTGGTCTAAAGCAGGAAGAAAATCTGCTTACCTATGAATCTTCTAGTATTATTCACCCATTCCAAGAAGCGCAAGCCATCTCAAACCTTGACTATCAGCTTATTTCGCAAACCGTTGCTGAGATAAAGAGCAAGAAGAGTCTTATTCAGGCTGTAAGCGGTGCAACTCAGCGTAAATTCTCGTCTGAGTTTGTAAACTTCTGGTCTGTATTTACGCTTTTCCCACGTTTGGGTATTAGGTCTGCTATTGATGAGGGCTTCTTCTTTATGTTGACAGCCCCAGCTCGTGATGTTTTTGATGTGTTGCGACGCAAGGGTCACAGAATGGGCAAGGTTGCCACAGCAACTAGCGGTTCTAAGTCAGCAGAAGGATTTAGAGAGTCCATCAAAGGTGCGCTTGGTATTACTCGGGGTTCAGAATCTATCTCTGCTGCAGAACGTATTGCCATTCGCAAAAAACTTGCCCAAGACAAGGGTGTTAGCGAAGAGGCAATTACTGATGTTGAGTTGTCGTTGGCAACAGCAAACCGCGCTAACCAACTCTTTCCGTCGGGATTGGACTCACAAGATTTTGACTACCTAACACAGGCTGTTTCACATCACACCCATAGTCTTACTGGTCAGGCTGCCTCGATTACTGGTCGGTCAAGTATGTCTGCACGAAAAGACCCAGAGATAACTGAACAAATTGTTGCTCTAAATGAATATGAATTCTTTCTCAAGCAGATTGACAATGAATCCGGCAACCCTGGAGTTGTCCTAGATGTTAGGGATATAGCCAACGCAAAGACTCTTGGAGAGCATCCAGTTGCTGCAGTTCACTTTGAGAACTGGACAAAGCGCTTCTATGGCAACCGCAAAGAGGTAAAGGGTGTTATAGATGAGGTGCCAGTTACTAGGGTATTCAACCCAGTTGAAGCATTCTTTGAGAATAACGCACTAGAAACTGCAGAAGATTTTGCCAAAGCAAGGAACGTACTGCTTCAGGCATTGGGAGTTATGCCAAATGCCCGCCTTGTAGATGAGGTTGGGGATGCTGTTGCATCGCAGATTCCTAAATATACCTATGTGGTTGACGACCCCATTGCGGTTAGAGAGTTTCTTGCGATGTCCAACCGCACTGCAGAGCTTCGGGCACGCGGGTTTAGCGACGCTGAGATTGTTCGTGACCAGGTAGACCGTGTTCTTTTGGATATGTATTCCACATTTCACGGTAGCGCAACTGGCTATAACTCAAATCTATTGGCTAAGCTAAAGTCAATCCACGCCCGTATTGCTGCCGATGAGGAAGCTTCTGGTCGTAAGATTAGAAACAAGTGGGGCAAGGCAGCCCAGCAATTGAACTATGATGAGTTTGTTGATGCCACCAGTGGATTCCGTCCCGCTGCTGGCAAAATGTATTCGACGCTCAATATTGATGACCTCAATAATTTTGAGAATGCCTTTAGCCGTCTTGGCAATAGTATGTTTGAGATTATGGACCGCCAGGTTACTGGTATGTTCCGCCAACCAGCTGTTGCTGTTTCATATCTACGCCTGCGCAAGAACTATGCCAAGCTTGAGAAAGAGCAAATTGATAAGCAAGTTGCCATTGAGTTGGATATAAAAGCACGCAAGGGTGCCAATGTATCTAACCCAATAGTCAGGCAAGAGATTATAGATGATGTAACTGAGGTAGTAAATCGCAGGTTTACCGAGATTGCACTACAGCAGGCAGCAGATACAGTTCTAAAGTTTGCCGATAATCCAAACATTCGAAGCAACTTTGCTCTGTCGGCACGTAACGTGGGGCGTTTCTATCGAGCTACTGAAGACTTTTGGCGCCGTATCTACCGTCTAAGAAACGTTACTCCACGTGCTCTGTATAGGCTCAGGCTTATTCACGTAGGTATGGATGCCAGTGGAGACGTCTATGAGGACGCAAATGGTGAGCCATATGTAATGATGCCTATGGATGACATCATCTTCAAGACTGTTGAGTCGGTTACTCGCGGACTTGGGGCTGGAGAAGGTGCATTCAAGCAACCATTGTTCAATGATTTTACATTCAAGTTGAGACTAGCTAACCCATCCTTTAGCCCTGATTCTGGTTTGCCAACATTGTCTGGTCCTATATCTGCACTTGGTATTGTAACTATGAAGGCTTTATTGGGTCAGACTGGTTCTCCTGGACTAAAGAAGCTTGGAGAAGAAATAGACAACTATGCTCTCGGCAGCATTGGTGAGGGTATGGATGTGGTTCGAGCTATCGTTCCACTCTCCCTGCAACGGCTTTATGCCATTATGCCAATCAATGAAAAGTCTCGGCAAGAGAGCACGGCTGCTATGCAAGCCATTGCTTACAATGCTTCACAGGGTAGATTCATCAATCCCAATATGTCGGAGCAGGAGAAGTACGATTACCTCAAGAACATCCGCGTATCTGCTCACAATATTATGGTTATGCGTTCCGTGCTGGGTCTTATCTCTCCAGTTACAGCCAGTACTCAGGAAAGCAAGCAAGTTCCAGAGTATCTAAAAGAGGTTGGTATAACCGGTCTACGTTCTGAGTTCTACGACATCTTGAATGGAATTATGAAGAAGTATGGTGGGGATGTCCAAGACCCATACGACCTGGCTGTTGCTACCTTCATAGCCAAGAATCCAAACAAGCTTATCTATACGGTTTCCCGCGATGACCGCAATACCAATGTGGTTATTCAGAAAACCTCTGCTATGAAAGACTGGTACATCCAGAACGAAAACCTAGTCAAGACATTTGGCGAGGCAGCATTTATCTTTGCTCCGCATACTGGTGATTTTGATGCTGGTGCATACACCTTCCTTGAGGCAGCGGACTATATTCAGAACAAGAGTCTTGAGAAGTATTATCAGGACATTCTTGTAGCCCGTGATAAGCAGGCTTACTTTGATATTGAACGCGACCAGCGAGAAAAGCTTAGCCAGACTGCCAGCATTACAGCCCGCAAGCTCATCATAGATGAGGCTACCGCTAAGCGTAATAGTCTAAAGCTATCCAATCCATTGCTCGGTCCAGCCCTTGTCGGTGGTGGAAACGAGATTGCTTCTGAAGAAAATATGTTCAGGTCTTTAGAAGAGATGATTGTCAACCCAGATGTAAAGATGCCAGAGGCTACTCGGTCTAAGTTGATTGTTCTTTCCAACCAGGTTCGGTCTTTTATTGACCTAGCTAATGACCCAGAAGCTAGGTCTGTTAGTAACTTCACCCAGCTCAAGCGCGAGCGAAGAGAACAGGTTGAGGCTTTGATTGCTCAGTTCATTGAAGGAGATTTGATTTTGAAGGAAGCTAACCGCGCTATCTTTAGGTCAATACTCAATTACTATTCTCGTGATACATACACGGTATTTAGGAAAGGATTCTAATGGCAAAAAAATCAAGACCCCTAAATACTAGCACCGGAAGTGTTCTAAATATTGGAGTCAACCCAGAGCTTAGGGGTTATCCGCTTGGTGCTATAACGACTGTATACGATAATACTACCAAACAACTTATTGGTTATATGAAAGATGATTCTTTTTTTCCAATGGGTGCTTATGCAGAAAAAGAACAATCAATAGAAAAGACTTCAGAAAAAGATGTTGCAGCATCAAAAAGGGGACCAGCATCTCTTGCTACAAGTCCACTGGCACTTGAGTTTGATAAATATAAACTTCAGGTTACAACCGACCCAGATGCGGGAACTACTTATGTAGCTGGTGTTTTAGCTGGAACAGAAGAGTCGAAAGAACACTTTATCTATGTTGGCGCAAACAATAAAGTAAATATTAGCCCCAACTTTGATGTAATTAGAAATGCTATTATCAAAGATGCAACAACTCAGCCTGGTGGGCTTGATGCTTTGATGAGTTCAATGTATTCAGCTGGTCTTATTAGCAAAGATACATTTGACAGAAAAGACTTTTCTTCTCCAGACTTCAATAAGAATCTGCAGTATGCAATTAGAAATTACAGCATTGACGCTATTGACGATATTGCATTCAACAATGCCCAGAAGATAGACCCGTTCCTGAAGTATCTTTCTGGCGGTGGCAAGAAGTCTATGGCTGGTACTACCAGAACTACCACCGAAAGCTATGTAACCAAGCGTGCAGATGCAGCCGATGATGCTGATAGATTCTTTATGCAATACCTTGGGCGTGGTGCTACAAAGGATGAAGAAGATGCTTACTATAACGCTCTTCGTGAGTTGGAACGTTCGAACATTGCCTCTCGAACTGCAACCTATGATGCCGAAGGAAACTTGGTTAGCAATGTAAATACTGGCGAATTGGTTACAGATTTAGATAAGACACTTTTGCTTGGCAAAGTTGCCGGTAAGGCAATCAAGGGCAGCAAGGTAGATAAGTTGCTTGAAGCAGGCGGTCAGGCTGCCGGAGATATACAGCAGATTATGAGTCTTGCAAACCAATACGGTTTGATTATGACGCAAGAAGACGCTATGGATTATGTGTCTACCAATCTGCGCAAGGGCAAGAATATTGAGCAGACAAAAAACAAACTTATCAAGTTATCGCAAGCAAAGTATCAGAATATTGCAAACCTCATTGACGACGATGTATCAGTCAAGGATATTGCTTCGCAATATGTCTATGATATGTCTCAGGTTCTTGAGCTAAATCCTCAGAGTATCAATGTCAATGACCCAATGATTCAGTCTGCGTTGCTCAATAATAACAACAAGGGAACTATGTCTATTACAGAGTTCAACACAATGCTTCGCAAAGACCCACGCTGGGGTAACACTACTAACGCTAAGAATACTGCTGCTCAATATGCTCTTGAAGTTCTTACCTCATTTGGATTGGTGTCATAGTGGCAAAGAAAAAAGTAGAAGCAGTAACTAAAAAGACCGGCAGGCAGGCTCCTGCTCTAAACCCAACAAATCCAAATGATGCTATGACCTTGCGGTATCAAGCCATACAAAAGGCTGTTGAGGCTGGCAAGCAGGTTGCACCTAGAGTTAGCGTTCCATCTGGAATGACTCAGGCTCAGGCAGAGTCCATTGAGTTGGGTAAAAATCTTGATGCAGCCCGTTATGCTGCAAGAGTTCCTGGGACTACAGACAGAGATATATTTGGACCTGGCGGAATTGTTAGCACCGCAACTGGCGTAACTACCGGTGCTGGTGGTAGCCCAGGAGTAGGACTTGGCGGAATAACTAATTCATACACAGCAGAAGATTTTACTCCAGATGGTCAATTCAAGGACAAAAAGCCTGGACCATCCGGAGAAATGAAAGATGCTTTTGCAATGCTCAAGGATTTGTTTATGCAGTATGACCTTGAGGAGTTGCTACCTGCTATCAATGAGTTGATGGTATCTGGAGTTGGTCCGGCAGCAGCAACGCTTGCGCTCAAGACTGACCCTAAGTACAACAAAGATGCTGCTGGCAACGCCATTGGCTATGCCAGAAGGTTTGCCGGAAATGAACTGCGTCGCAAGCAAGGGCTAAATGTTCTATCTGAAGCCGAGTATCTTGCATTGGAAAATAGCTATTCAGAAACCCTTACTGCTTATGGACTTGTTGATTATTTTGGTCCAAAGGGTAAAGAGCGTACACAGAGAATGGCAGAAGTAATCGGCGCCAACATCTCTGCCGTTGAGTTCAACGATAGGGTCAACACTTCCTATAGCAGAGTAATCAATACAGACAAGGCAACAAGAGATTCGTTCAAGTTGTTGTACGGGATTACAGATTCTGACCTTACTCGCTACTTCCTTGACCCGAAGAATAATGTCAACGTGCTCAAGGAGAAGGTTACTACCGCAGAAATCTATGGCTCTGCCGTGGCACAAGGATTGGCTGGCAGCCTAGAGATTTCTACAGAACTAGCCAAGCTTGGCGTAGACAAGCAGTTAGCTCGACAGGGTTATTCCGTCATAGCGGAGGTGTTGCCAGAGGCAACGAAGCTCAGCCAAATCTATGAAGAACTACCTGCATATACACAGCAGACCGCAGAAGCCGAAGTCTTCCAAGGACTTGCCTCTGCACAGCGCACACGGCAGCGTTTAGTCCAGAGAGAAACCGCAGAATTTAGCGGAGAGTCTGGACTTAGTACTTCCGCATTAGACCGCCAAGTAGGCGGACGAATCTAGATTCCTGACGTGGACCGACCAGCCCCACGCAGCGTATAAGACTGGGAGCAAGAGCCAGCCTACCTACCCCTGAGTAGAACTGTGGCTTGCGACAACTACAAACAGAAAGGGTGGTTGCTATGAGCAACAACTACTGGGATGAAGACGAAGACGACCTAGATACACCGGAACAGCAATTGTCTGACAACGACTTAGTAAAGAAGTTGCGTAAGGCAAAGCGTGCTGATGAAAAGCGTATCAAGGAACTTAGCGAACAACTTGATGGATTCCTCAAGGAGAAGCGCGAAAGAACCGTCACTGAAGTCCTAGCAAAAAAGGGAGTAAACGCTAAGGCTGCACGCCTTATCCTCAAAGATGTAGACGATGCCACTGAGGAGTCTATTGACTCTTGGCTCCGTGATAACGGAGATTTGATTGGCTATAGCCCACAAACTGAGGTACAAGAAAAGCAGCAAGACCTGGCTGCATTACGTCAACAGGATGTAATTGCTCAGGGTGGTATTACTCCAGACAAAGCCGTAGACCTTGAAACTCGTATGGCAAATGCGGGTTCAATGGACGAGCTAATTAGCTTGCTACGCAATTCCTAATCGTTCATAGTCACTTGGAGGTGACAACTCAATGGCATATACCGATACATCGTCCGGCTCGCTGGGCGGTACCGTTGGTGGTGCTGGTCTAGTTCAGAAGGCGTATGACCGCCTTCTCGAGTTCGCTCTCCGTTCAGAACCACTTATTCGTTCTGTTGCAGATAAGCGCCCAGCCCGTCAAGCTTTCCCAGGTTCAACCGTAGTGCTTCAGCGCTATGTTGACCTCGCTCAGGCTACAACGCCTCTTACTGAGACAACTGACCCAGATGCAGTTGCTCTCTCAACCCCGACCTCCGTTACCATCACTCTTCAGGAGTATGGCAATCCGGTCCTCGTAACCCGTGCACTCGAGCTTTTCTCGCTCGCTGATGTTGACCCAGCAATTGCAAATATCGTTGCATACAACCTTGCTGACTCAATCGACGCAGTTGCGATGACCACGCTTGGTGGCGGAACAAACGTCCTCTATGGTGGCAACGCAACCGCAACTGCAAACGTTGACGCTTCTGACACCATTGACTCTGCAGATATTCGTCGTGCAGTTGCTAAGCTCCGTGCCAACAAGGCTAAGGCTCGTCGTGGGTCTTACTACTGGTGCGGTATTCACCCAGAGGTCTCACACGACCTCCGTGCTGAGTCCGGCAACCTTGGATGGAACTTCGTCCACGCACAGAGCAACCCAGCTGTTGATAACATCTGGGCTGGCGAGATTGGCGACTACGAGGGTGCATTCTTCGTTGAGTCCCCACGTCTCTTCAATGCAAAGGTCGGCGCTGACCAGACCCCACTTGCAACCACCGCTGTCACCGTTGCTGGTACTTCCGGAGGCTTCACCGTTGGTGTTGCTTCTTCGGCAGTCATCGCAACTCGTGCTGAGGTTGGCGACAAGATTACTGCAACCGGTATGGGAACTGGCGCGAAGATTACTTCGATTGCTACTTCCGGTAACAACGTTATCTTCACCGTTGACGTTGCTAACACCACTGCGGTAGCAACAACCGCTGCTGTTCAGGTTACTCCAGTAACCCGCGTCTTCGACACCATCCTCTGCGGACAGCAGGCGATGGCAGAAGCCGTTGCTGAAGAGCCACACATCGTTATCGGTAATGTCACCGATAAGTTGATGCGTTTCCGTCCAATCGGATGGTATGGCGTTCTCGGCTTTGCCCGTTATCGTGAGGAAGCACTCTTCCGCATCGAGACTGGTTCTTCAATCGCTGCTCTCTAGTTGATTGACTGACGGGCTGGGGCAACCCAGCCTGTTGGTAAGTTCACTAGAAAGGACTGAGATGGCTGAGTGGTTATTCAAAACACCTACTGTAAAAGAAGGTCCTGCTGGTGGAGCTAGGTTGTTTTACTTCTACAAGTTAGACCGTGGTATCACTATTGTTAGATTAGACAATGGTAGTTATGCACAGATTCGCTATCCACAGGATGAAGTACTGGCAGATTATCCAGTTGTTTATCGTGGCGGGTATAACCATATTGTTGATGATGCTACCAAAGCATCGTTGATTGCTGGCAATGTTGGGGTGACGGAGGCAAATTTTACAGCGCTATGAAACATTGGGAAGCCCATCCAGAGTTTGTTGAGGGGTGCTTTGGGTGCAAGGGACTAACTCTCAGTATGAATGCTGGTGATGCGGATAGCCGTCGGGTTACTCCCAACAAGCGATTCAATAAAGAATTGGATGCCTATGCAGAAGCTAGGGCTAATGGCATTCAGCCTGCTGGAACTTCTATGCAGAAGATTCAAGAGGCAGTAAAGGCTAGTGAAACACTTGGGCGTCCATATGACGCTGGCAAGATGCCACCAGCTAAGCACATCAATAAAAAATCCGTAGAGGTAATGAAAGAACTAGGAGTATAGATATGCCAATGGTAGGCGCAAAGAAGTTTCCATACACAGCTAAGGGCAAGAAGATGGCTAAGGCTGAGGAAAAGAAGATGATGATGAAGAAGATGGCTAAGAAGGCTCCAGTCAAGAAGATGGCAGCCAAGAGAATGAAGAAGAAGTAATATGCCAAAGCAAAATAAGCTTGGTGGCAAAACCCGTATTGGCAACGAATCACGCATTGCTCGATATATCGAGAATGCAGCCAAGGAGTATGCAGAGTGGAATGAGCGAGGCAGAACAGACGACGAAGGTGGTCAGTTCTGGGGAGCTATTCTTCAGGGACGACGCTATAACCAAAAAGGAAAGCAGAAGAAGTAATGAAGGCTAAAAAGGGTATGGGCTTCAAAGCAGCCCAGAAGCAAATTGCCAAGAAGCAGGGTATTTCTATGGAGCGTGCTGGTGCAATCCTTGCAACCGGTGCTCGTAAGGCTTCTGCTGCTGCAAAGAAGAAGAATCCAAACCTCAAGAAGGTAAAGGGTAAGGCGAAAAAGTAATGGCTAAGAGTCCAGCGTGGCAACGTAAAGCAGGTAAAAATCCAAAGGGCGGTCTCAACGCCAAGGGTCGTGCTTCCGCTAGGGCACAAGGTATGAACCTCAAGCCTCCTGTCAAGAAGCAGGAGGCAGCCAGGTCTAAGAAGGCAGCCGGACGGCGCAAGTCATTCTGCTCCCGTATGTGTGGGATGAAGGCAAAGCTCACATCAGCCAAGACAGCCAAAGACCCTAACTCCAGAATCAACAAGTCCCTTCGGGCTTGGGATTGCAGTTGCCGATGAATAAGAAAGCTTTCTGGGACAAGAAGAACCCAAAGAAGAAATCCACAAAGCTGACTCCAGCCCAAAAGGCTGCAGCTAAGAAGCGTGCAAAAGCAGCGGGACGACCATATCCAAACCTTATTGATAACGCAGCAGTAGCAAGGAAGAAGGGCAAATAATGGCAACGGGAACAGCAGGTAGTTCATTTGCCAGCGAGCTAAACAGGCTGGCTAACGGTGGGACATATCCAGCTATTACTGCATACCTGGCTCCTACAAAGGCAGCCAATGTCTATGCAAATACCACGGGGCTTGCTCTTATTGCTGCCCTCAACAAGAAGGCAGATGCTAACCGCCAGCCCAAGGACTACAAGGCTATGGGCGGAATCTGTAATGAGCTTGCCGGAACAACCGGACTCTCCCCTACCGATGCGCTTAGGAGTATCAATCTATGACAATAACTTTGGCGCAAATGATGGATGAAGTCCAGATAAACCTATCTGGATATACCTATCAGCAAGACCGTTCAACCTATCTTACTGCTGCGGTTAGTACTCTAACCTCTCCTAGTTCATCGCCTTTGGTTCTTCAGTTGGCTTCAACCACCGATGTTGGTAAGGGAGTTATTGAGATAGATAGCGAATTGTTTTGGGTAGACAATGTTGACCGTGTTTCTAATACCGCAACCGTTGCTCCCTATGGCAGAGGCTATCTAGGTACAACTCCTGCTACCCACGCTATTGATACAAAGGTAACTGTTAGCCCAATTTTTCCACGCTATAGCATTGAGAAGGCTATCAACGATACTATCAATGCAGTTGGTGGGGCTGTATCTGCAATCAAGCAAACAACCTTTACATACAACGCCGCTATTACTACATATGAGTTTCAAGATTTAGGTATTGAGAATATTCTTTCTGTGTCTTGGCAGGATATTGGACCAAGCAAAGAATGGATTAGGGTCAAGCGTTGGGACTTTGACCCATTTGCAGATGTATCTACCTGGGGTTCTGGTAGCCAGACCATCACTATTGGTGATGTAATCGTGGCTGGTCGTACCGTCAAGGTTATGTATATGACAGAGCCAAGCGTCTTCACATCTGCTAGCCAAGAGTTTTCTGCACAAACAGGATTACCAGCCAGCTGTAAGGATGTTGTTACTTTGGGGGCGGCTTACAGGCTATTGCAATATCTAGACCCAGCCAGGGCTGCACAATACAGCCCACAAGCCGACGAGATTGATGCTAAGCGTCCATTTGGTGCTAGCAACAATGCCGTCCGACAGTTGTTTGCTCTATACACACAGCGCCTCAATGAGGAGCGTGGCAAGCAACAATCACAATATCCACCACGAGTTCACTACAGCGCCCGATAGGAACCTAAATGACAATACGGCAATATTCTTCCCGCTCTCAGCAGACCACGCTGACTGGTGCTATCACATCAGGTGCTACCTCTATGACGGTGGTATCTGGTACTGGATTGCTTGGTGGTGTAACCATTCCAGCAGGGCGCACATTCACCATAGTCATTGACCCCGATACAGCCCTTGAGGAGATTGTCAATGCTACGGCAGTTTCTACAAACACATTTACGATTGTTCGTGCTATTGACGGCTCATCTGCGCAAGACCATTCAGCTGGCGCAGTTGTTCGGCATATGGCTATTGGTCGAGATTATCGTGATGCTAACCTTCACGCAAACGCTTCGACTTCCTACAATGACGGTAGTGGAAATGCTGTCACTCTTCACGGCATCGGTGCTGGCGAAGGCGATGTGGTTGGCACTCTCAAAACGCAAACTCTAACCAACAAAACTCTTACTGCTCCAACTATCTCTGACCCTGTATTTACCGGAACGCCAACGGCTCCATCCTCTATTGTCTTTGAGGGTACTAATGCAGACCCATTTGAAACAACCCTGACGGTAACAGAGCCCACTCAGGACAACACCATTACCCTGCCTGATACAACCGGTGTTGTCGTTATAGCAACCGCTGCTCAGACCCTGACCAACAAAACAATTGATATGACGGGCAAGACCCTGACGGGTCTCTCCTCGGCAGGTATGGTCTCATCCTCGGCTACCCCGAAGGACTATGTAGACTCCATCCTCGGCTCCGCCACGGCTGCTTCAACCTCCGCTGCCTCCGCCCTGGTCTCAGCCAACTCGGCTGCAGCCAGCGCTACGGCTGCCTCTACAAGCGCCTCTAGCGCCTCTGTAAGCGCCGTAAACGCCTCAACAAGCGCTGCTAGTGCTTCGGTATCCCAGATAGCCGCAAACACCTCTGCAATCGCTGCTAGCACTTCCGCAGCTTCTGCGAGTACTCAGGCTATTGCAGCCTCTACTTCGGCTGTCAATGCCAGTACCTCGGCTGCCTCGGCTTCGGTTAGCGCTACATCGGCTTCCCAAGCAGTAGCTTCTATCCAAGCCTTTGCGGTGGCAGCCCAGACCTCTGCTGCTTCGGCTGACGTTTCGGCTATCGCTGCTTCTACTTCTGCAGCATCGGCTGCTGCTTCTGCTGTTGCTGCTTCGTCGGCTAACGTTTATGCAGCCCAAGCTTCTACTAGTGCGGCATCTGCCAGCCTATCAGCCATTGCAGCCAGCACATCTGCTGCGTCTGCTTTAGTCAGCGCTAACTCAGCAACTGCTGCCGTATCCTCGATTGAGGGATTCTCAATTGCAGCGCAGACCTCTGCAGCTTCCGCTGCAGCGTCTGCTATTGCAGCAAGTACATCTGCGGTCAACGCATCTACATCGGCTGCATCCGCATCCGTGAGTGCTATCGCTGCGAGTACATCAGCCGCTAATGCTGCTGCTACTTATGATTCATTCGATGACAGATACCTTGGAGCAAAGTCTTCGCCTCCATCTGTAGACAATGATGGCAACCCACTCATTACGGGTGCTCTGTATTGGAACACTGTTGATAACGCTATGTATGTCTGGACTGGTTCTGCGTGGGGTGGTATTTCCTCAACTGCTCAGTTGTTCCGATATAGGTATACGGCTGCTGGAGGAGAAACTTCTGAGTCGGGTCCAGATGACAATGGTGTAACCCTCTCCTACCTTCCTGGCAAGGAGCAGGTCTATCTCAATGGTGTACTTCTTGTAAGGTCTCAGGACTACACAGCGTCTAATGGAACTAGCATCACTGGACTTAGCCCAGCGTTGGTAGCCAGCGATGTTCTTGAGATTATTACATTTACTGCGTTTGATGTAGCTACCACAATTCCTAACTCTATCCTTGATGCTAAGGGCGACATCATTGTTGCTAGCTCAGCCGATACGCCAGGAAAACTAACATTGGGTACAAACGGATATGTACTCACAGCAGATTCAGCTCAAACACTTGGAGTCAAGTGGGCTGCAGTTGATACAGAGTCAATCGAAGTCAACACCCTTATGGGTGTTTATCTATAAGAAAGGTACAGTAACTAATGGCTGTAGTATCCAAAGTGCTAGCCCGAGTGGC